AAAGATGGCGCGGCGCGGTAGAGCCAGCCGAGACCGGCGCTAGCGGTAATGAAAACCAAGCCTGGCGCGGCGCGGTAGAGCCAGTCGCTACTGGCGGCGGCGGTCAATCGATTACGGTTACCCTGGTCACCGAATCAGAGGTTCTAAGCGCGCTCGGCGTCACGGTTGGACCGGTCACGGTCGCCGCTAACCTGGTTACCGAATCCGAGGTTCTAAGCGCGCTCGGCGTGACGGTTGGACCGGTCACGGTCGCCGCTAACCTGGTTACCGAATCCGAGGTTCTATCGAGCGTTACGCCGTCGACGCCTGGCGGCGGTCAATCGGTCGCCGCTAACCTGGTTACCGAATCCGAGGTTCTAAGCGCGCTCGGCGTCACGGTTGGACCGGTCACGGTCGCCGCTAACCTGGTTACCGAATCCGAAGTTCTAAGCACACTCGCCGCGACGGTTGGACCGGTGACCGTCGCCGCTAACCTGGTCACCGAAACGGAATTTCTTTTCTCGATGCCGTTCGGCGATGCGGTCTATTTTATCCGCACGCGCCAGGACTATAACCCGGTATTAAAAACCCGGCAGGACTATAACCCGATTCTAAAAACGCGAGGAACTATCGGATGAATAAAACGGTGCTCGGCGACGTTGCTGTTAGCTTGCAAGTCGAATTTGAAACGCTTAACCAGGTTGATGACATATCGACCGCGACGGGCTGGGCGATAATTTTAGTTAAGCCCGACGGGACCGAGGTCGAAAAAGTCGCCGCTTTTCTAACGGACGGGACCGATGGAATAATTGCCTATACGACTATTTCGGGCGATATCGACCAGCTCGGCTTATGGTCTTATCGGGGCAAGTTAACCTTTCCCGGTGGCGGTACTTTGTACACGAATAATCCGCAATTTATAGAAGCTGTCGAATAACGTCTCAAATGTTGGTAACCGATGATTTATAAAACGGCTTATATTTCGACGCCATGAATTTATTTGACGATTCAATCGCGCCGCATGAAAACCCGAGCTGTATCGTTCGGGGCGATTTTCACGCTTGGCGCAATAATTTATATGTGCCCGATTACCCGACCGACCTGTATACGCTCGCGTATGTGATGCGCCGCGAAGGTGATCCGGCCATTGAAAAAACGATAGCGTCGGCCGTCGACGGTGGCGAGTATCTTTTTAAACTTGAAGGTATTGATAGCCAGGAATTTGAAGCCGGGCTTTATTTCTGGAATTTATACGTTTACCGGATCGCCGACCTCGCGCGCGTCACTGTCGAAAAAGGTACGACGCGCGTTATCGATAACAAAGACGAAGATTCGACCGATCCGCGCTCGCATCCGCGAAAAATGGTCGCGGCGATAAAAGCCGCGTTACTCGGCCGCGCCACAAATCGCCAGCTCGACACGCTTTCGTATTCCCTCGATGTCGAGTCGAGCGCGACGCGCGATCCGCTCGTGTTAAATCAATGGCTTGATATTTGGGAGGCCAGGTTAATAAAAGCTAACCGAAAAGAGGCTAACCGACGCGGTAAACCGCATTCTGGCACTATTAAGGCGCGTCTATGAATTTCAAATTCCCTCGGTTATTTTCACGCTCTGAAGTCGCGGCGCCTGGTTCGCGCAGCGTGGCATTGTCTCGCCGTGAACCGACTATTGGTCTGCAGCGCCAGCGCGACGGACAGCGTTCGTTTTCTGCTGGTCTGCAGGATAGATTAACGTCGAGTTTTGTCGGTTCACATGGTCCGATCAATACCGAGATTCGACAGGGCTTGCGGTTGATGCGCGCCCGGTCGCGCGATTTGTTTATGAATAACGATTACGGCAAAAAATTTATTCGCCTTTGCCAATCGAATATCATCGGGGTCAACGGTATCCGTTTACAAGGTCGCATGAAACAGCGCGACGGCAAAAAGCCCGACACGCTGGATAATCGCGAACTTGAGCGCGCTTGGGCGGATTTCGGCAAGCCTGAAAATTGCGGGATTAATGGCGCGATGTCATTCCATGACATCGAGCGGCTAGTTGTCGCGAACTTGGGTGTTGACGGTGAAGCGTTAATTCAGCGGATCGATACGCCCAAACAGGGGCATGGAATGAAGCTGCGCGTATTACCGGCCGGATATCTCGACGAAAACAATTGTCGGGAATTGCCGAACGGTAATGTCGTCATTATGGGCGTCGAGTTCGACCAGCAAGGGCAGATTATCAATTACCATCTGCGGCGCAATTCTCTGCGCGCCTGGGCGAACGTCTACCCTGAACAGGATTATATTATTATCCCGGCTGAGCAAATCATTCATATTTTTATCACGGATCACGCCGAACAAGCGCGCGGTATACCCTGGGCGAATACTGCGATTCGGCGGCTTAATATGATAGGGCTTTATGAAGAAGCCGAACTAGTCGCCGCTATAGAGGGAAGTTCGAAAATGGGTATTGTTAAGTCGCCGACCGGGGACAGCGCGAATGTTCAAGATTTTGCGCCCGACGACGGCGGCGACGAATACGCCGACCAGGGCGCGGAGCGCAGCATCGAGGCTGGTACTATTCTGCAGCTTTCGGCGGGTGAGGAATGGATAGACCACGATCCGACGCACCCAACAACCGCGTTCGACGGGTTTATTCGCGCCGTCGTGCGCGGCGCCGCGTCGGGTTTGAATGTGGCTTATGCGGGTTTGTCGGGTGATCTTGAAAACGTTAACTTTTCAAGCATCCGCAGCGGTACCCTGGAGGAACGCGACCAGTGGCGGGTTTTACAGAATTTTGTAAAAACGCATTTTCACCAGCGCGTCTATGATTGGTGGGTACCACGTTCGATTTTAAACGGCGAATTGAGTTTGCCGATGCGTAACGTCGGCGAGAAACTCGACGCGATAAAATGGCAGCCGCGCGGCTGGGCCTGGGTCGATCCGAAAAAGGACAGCGACGCGAATAAACAAAACCTCGGGATCGGTACCGAGACGCGACAAAATATCATCGCGCAATCGGGCGGCGATCTTGAGGAAACATTCGAGCAGTTGCAATATGAAAAAGAACGCGCCGCCGAGCTGGGTATAAACGTCGACCAGCTCGACGCGCGCGTCACATTAGCCGAGGTTCAAAACGATGAATGATAAAACCGAGTTACTCGACAATGAACGCCAGCTAAGTTTTGACGCTGGCGCCGTTGACATTGAGGCGCGAACCATTCAAGTGCGATTTTCCAGCGAATACCCGGTTCGCACTCGGCACAATGGCGAAATTGTTGACGAGATTTTAAACCACGACGCCGCGTCTTGTGATCTTGGTAGATTACGAGACGGGGCGCCGGTCCTGGTAGACCATGATAAAGATTTTGACGGTCAAATTGGGGTTGTAGAAAACGCGCAAATTGACGCGGATAAATCCGGCCGGGCGGTGGTTCGCTTGTCCAAGGTTGAACCGCGCGCCGAGCGCTTGCTACACGACGCGGCCGACGGGATTCGGCGCAATGTGTCGTGCCATTACAAGATACATCAATACAGAATGGATCGAAGCGGCGAAATTCCGAAGCTAATTGCGACGCGATGGGAACCGACCGAGATTACTTTTACGCCCGTAGGCGCCGATCCGACTGCACAAGTCGGGCGCGCCGACCAGGGCAAAACCTTTCCAGAGGAAATAACTATGTCTGATGATAAAAAAGACGATTCGCTTGATGGTAAGCGGATCGAGATCGACGTTGACCAGGAACGGCAAAAAGCACGCCGCGCGGAAACTGCGCGCGTTCGTGAAATTACCGCGACCGGAAAACGTTTTGACTGTGACGACCTGGCCGAGAAAGCTATCGGCGATGAATGGTCGGCCGATAAATTTAATCGTCGTTGCCTCGACCTGGTTGCAGAACGCCAGGATGAAAAGCCGGTGAGTCAGCTCGGGCTAACAAAAACCGAGGTTAGCGAATATTCGTTACTGCGGGCGGCTCGGGCATTCCATAACGGTGACTTTAAAAATGCCGGGTTTGAATTTGAGTGCTCGCGTGCTATTTCCGATGAAGTCGGAAAAGAGCCAAACGGGTTTTATGTACCGTTTGAGATTCAAGCGGCGCGGACCGACCGACGCGGGCAAAAAATCGTTGAGTATGACGGTCAGCGTGTTATGACGGTTGGCAGCGCGACGGGCGGCGGTTACCTGGTCGGGACGGATCATTTAGCGTCGAGCTTTATCGACCTGTTACGCGCGCGCGCTTTGATGGGTCGCTTGAATGCTCGGTTTTTGCCTGGTCTTATCGGCAATGTCGATATCCCTCGGCTTGACGGTGGTATCGCGTTTAATTGGGTAACGGAAGACGCCGACGCGACGCCCGATGATGCTGTTCTTGGAACGCTCGCGATGGCGCCGAAAACGGTTGTCGGCGAGGTACCGATTTCACGCCGTTTGCTTAAACAGTCTGCGCCGAGCGTTGAGGCTATGCTTCTCGACGATATGGCGCAGGGCGCGACACTCGCGATTGACCTGGCCGCGTTTGAAGGTTCGGGCGCTGCCGGTCAACCGACTGGTATCGTCAATACGAGCGGTGTCGGGACGTCGACTATTGCGGCGCCTGGCGCGCCGACTTTTGTCGAGGTTGTCGAGTTCGAAACCGATGTGTTAAGCGCTAACGCGCTCGGCGGAACGCTGGCTTATTGTGTCACGGCGCCAGTGCAAGGCAGCGCAAAGACGACGTTTATCGATTCTGGTTCGGGAATTCGTTTGATGCAGAACCGCGAAATGAACGGTTACCCTGTTCAGGTTTCTACCCAGCTCGCCGCGAATTCGATTGTGTTCGGTAATTATGAAGATGTAATTATTGGCATGTGGGGCGTGCTCGATGTCGAGCCGGACAAAGCCGAAAAAGCCGCCTCGGGTGGTTTGGTGTTGCGCGTGTTCCAGGATATCGATATTGGTGTTCGACACGCGGGCAGTTTTAGCGTTAACGCTTAGGCCAGCCGGCCAGGCGTAACCGGCCGGGCGGACCGCATACCGCCCGGCCATTTTATCGAAAGGTGAAGAAATGCGAGTTAATGAAAAACCAAGGGTATTCGAGGTCGAGCTATTGCGCGGCGCGATTGTTAAGGGCGAAAAAACCAAGAAAGGCGCAAAAGTGAAAGTCGGCAAAAACGACGCGCACATTTTGCGCTCGACCGGTCGCGGCCGTATTTTGGGCGAGGTTAAAGCGCGCTCGGCAGCGGCGGCAGAATAGACCAGTGTTCGAAACGCCCGAGGATACCGCCGCGATGATTGACCCGAATGACAATGCTATCAACGTTGCCATTGTCGGGCAGGCGGGCGAATTCGCGGCGGTATTTACTCGGCGTTTCGAATCCGGTTTAGATATTAATGGCCGGTTGACGACGTTGCGCATAACGCGCCAGGTGTTCGCGGATCGGGCGCCCACTACGGCGGACCAGGTTATTATTTTTAAAAACACCGACGACCAGGAAACGCTTAATATCCGCGCTATCGAACGTGGCCAGCGAACCGTTTTATTGGTTTTGGAGCAAAGCGCGTGACGCATCGCGCTGAATCAATTATGAGCGCGGCCGAGTCAGTGTTAACCGGTTTGGCGACGACTGGCGCTAACGTCGAGCGCGGCCGGGTTTGGCCGGTCAGCGGATTGCCCGCGTTGACGATTGCGAAAGGCGCCGATGCTCAATTTAGCGACGGCGAAGATTTTGACGGTATATCCCGAATTTTAGAGTTTTCAGTTTCGATACACGTGACGCCGACCGGGAATCCAGAGACGGCAGCGCACGCAATTTTAGCCGAGGTATACGCCGCGCTGCGCGCCGATATTACGCTCGGCCTGGCCTACGCTTATGAATGCGAGATTCTAGGCGATGACGAAATAGAGCTAGACGACTCGACCGACACGAAAAAAGCGCGCCTGGTTAGTAATTGGCGTGTCTATTACGATCACAGTTTAGAAAGCGCAGAGGTGTGAATATGTCGAACGGAATTGTAAAACTATCGCACCCTAAATCAAAAGTTCAAATTCAGGTACCGGCCTCGCAAGTTTCGAACGCGGAGCGCAACGGCTGGGTAGTTATCAAAAAAGTCGACAATGCAAAAAAGGTGGTGAAAGATGGCAAAAGTAAAAGGTAACCAGGGTAAGGTTTTAATCGGTGGTAACGTGGTCGCTAGCGTGATGCGTTTTACCATAGACGAAGACGCCGAATTAATTCCCGATACTGACCTCGACGAAACCGTGCAGAGTTTTGAAATCGGGGATACTTCGTGGACGGTCGAGCTGGAATGCAAATGGGACAAAGCCGACGCTACCGGGCAAGGCGCAATGACTATCGGCGCCGAGGTAACCGTTTCGCTGAATCCCGAGGGCAATACCAGCGGCGACGAAACGCGCAGCGGTTCGGCTCTGGTGATTAAACGCGGCGCGATCAATGAAAAGCAATCGATGGTTATGCAAAATTTTTCATTGCAAGGCAAAGGCGCGCTAACTTATGGCGCGGTGGCTTAAATGCATCCCGTCGCCGAGCGCGCCCGGCGCCACTTGCACGAAGCATTGCTAGGCGAAATGAATTTTTGCTATGCCGACGATTGGCCGGATACCGACGGCAATCCGACGCGTATTTATTGGCTACCTTTGACCGGCGACGAACAGCAGCGCATCGAGGCTTTCAACGATCCGGTATCGAAAACGCTCGCGGTGGTTAAATTTCGGGCTCGCGACGAAAAAGGCGAATTGATTTTTTCAGATTTGTCGATGGAAGCATTGCTTCATCAATACGATTACACGGTGATGCGCGCGCTAGCGGTGTTGATTATTCTTGACGCCGATCCCGAGTCGACCGGCAAGCCCGACGACGAACCCGCCACGACGGACCTTGACGAGCTGGTCGATGAAATGTCGGGGGAATCCGATCCGACGCGTTAATTTATATGGCTTATGATTACGGGCAAGCCATAGGCAAAAGCGCGTCGGAGGTTTTAAAATTGCCCGTTCGAGAAATTATCGGCTTTTACGCCTGGCAAAAAATCCGGGCCGAGGATTCAGCAGCGAATGGCTAGAACGACGAGAGAAACCCGATTCCTATTAACCGCCCAAGATAAAACAGCGGCGGTTTTCCGTAGCACTCGAAAAAATATGGCCGCGCTCGGCGGCGCCGTGACCAGTATTCAGGGCAAACTTTTTGCGCTGGCCGGGATCGGCGGCGCCGGTATCTTGATTAATAAATTGATTGATACGAACCGCGAATTTCAAACGCTTAAGTCTAGCCTGGTCACGGTGACCGGTAGCACTGCAGCGGCGTCTAAAGAATTCGCGAAAATTGAAAAGTTCGCGACCACTACGCCTTATGATCTGCAGCAAGTAACCGAGGCTTTTATAAAAATGAAAGCGCTCGGCCTCGATGCTAGCGAAGCGGCGCTTCGCAGCTATGGAAACACGGCGTCGGCGATGGGTAAAAGTTTGAATCAAATGGTTGAAGCGGTCGCCGACGCGGCGACGGGCGAATTCGAGCGGTTAAAAGAGTTCGGCATTAAAGCATCTAAGGAAGGGGACAGCGTGACGTTTACCTTCCAGGGAATCACGACGACTATTAAAAATTCAAGCGCTGAGATAACGAAATATCTGCAGGATATCGGAAACAATAAATTCGGCGATGCGATGTCGGCGCAAATGAAAAATTTGGACCCGGCGTTTAGCAATTTCAATGCGGCGATAGATCAGCTATACGTTAAGGTCGGCGAGGCGGGTTTAAACGAAGCGCTCGCCGAGGCGGTAAATAATACTACGGCATGGATAAACGCACTGGACGCGCAAGCCATTGCGGATTTCACGCGCAGCGCTATCGACTCAATGGGCGAGCTGGTCGAAATGGCGCGCGAGGTCGGTGAAGCCTGGGGATTTGTGACTGATAACATCGGTCGCAGCTATCAAATGATTGAAGGCGGTTTACCTGGTGCTGGTGGTTTGGGCGCCGGTCGACCTGGGTACCAGCTCGGCGATTTTAACAGCTCGCAGAATCCGCAAACTTTCGAAGATTGGGCGCGCGCGGTGCGCGAAAATACAGAAGCGATCAAAACTAATCGCGGGGCGGTGGCAGGGTGAGCGCGGAGCTAGATAAAAAAACAAATACGCAAATTCGGTATACGCGCGACGGGTACCAGGTCGAACGCAAAGCCCGCGTTTATTCCGTCTCGGGTACGGCTGAGGATATTTTATATAATGCGATTACCGATGCGCAGTTACCCAGCATCGGCGCCGCGCATCCAAGTATTCCCGATATCACGTTGAACGATATGGTTTGCACTGCGCTCGGCGGCGGGAATTTTGAGATAACGCTACGCTACTATAAGGATTCGGGCGTCGTCACCAGCAAAGCGAATGCCGAATCACGAACTAGAACCGGCCTGGCCGTTGAGGAAACGCACAAAGATTTAAACGGGGTCGCATTGCAAACCAGTTATTCGGCGACGCCGAGCAGCGGACCGTCGCGCGTTTTAGAGCGGTTTACCGCCGAGGTTGAACGGCCGCGCATTGAGCATCAGTTCGAATATACCGACACGAATTACCCGACTAGCGATATTAGTAAATATCTCGGTAAAGTTAATAATTCGACCTGGAACGGTTACGCGGCGGGCGAGGTTTTGTGCAGCTCCATTGATGTCGTTCAAAGCGGTTCAAATTTCCGCGTGACTTATACTTTTTCGGTTCGGGATGAAGGGTGGATTTACCTGGCAAAAACTCGCTATGCGCCGCCACTGAATGAGCATCCGATCGATCCCGATCCGGAGCTTGATCTTGAAACAGGTATTCGACCGTTCAACGTATACCGAACCGTTAACTTTGACGGGCTTGGTTTTGTGCTGGAAAATTCTAGCTATCGCATCGAGGTCGAGGGCGGGAAGATTCCGATTAAAGGCGGCGCCGTTACTTTGACGGTTTCATAAAATGCCGGAATATAGAAATGTCCGACAAATGCCGCCTATTCGCCAGGGTCAGGTTATATCCGCGCAGTATCTAACGGGCGTTTCTACCGCGATCAATTCGAACACGCGCGCGCTTGCAGGACCGAAACAGCAAAACGCTCTCGATGAATCAAGCCAGGGCGGCTTATCCGATTTGAATTTTACCGAGACGGCGCGAGACTCGACCGAGATCGAAGCGACGGATTCAAACGGTGACACGTTGACGATTACGCAAATCGATATTGTTACGCTTGTAAATTCGGCGGGCGAGACGTTGACGCTAACTTTTAATAATCCTCAGTAATGGCTACCAGTCTCGGGCCGTTTCGGTTTATCGAGGTCAGCGGCTTATCGATCACCTTGACGCCCGCTAATTTTGTCGATTCGGTTAGCCTGGGTTGTTATATCGGCACTACCTTAGATGTGTATAGCGTTGACTGGGGCGACGGATCGCCGGTGAGCTATTCGGGCGTTTCTGCAAGCGCGGTACCGACTGGCAACATACGAGTTACAAGCGCGACGGCGACGCGATTCCGTTTGCTTAATAATACTGTGACGGCGATTGCCATTGTCGGCGGCGCGCAACTCGCGCGACTGGATAGTATCGCGCTAAACGCTTCGAAACTCGCAAGTTTTTCAATCGATAACGGCGACAATATAACGCGGATGGATCGAGCGTTTGAAGGTTGCAGCGGATTGACGTCGTTCCCGGCTACGGATTACCCAGCGTGCACTTTGATCGGGAGCGCTTGGGAGAATTGCAGCGGGTTGACGTCGTTCCCATTGATTGTATTTGGCGCCGTGACTGCAGCGCTCGAAACCTGGCGCGGTTGCAGCGGGTTAACGTCATTTCCTGCAATTGATTTGTCGAGCGTTACAACGCTAGCGGACACGTGGCGCAGTTGTTCATCGATGACCAGTTTCGGCGCGATCACAATTACATCGAGCTGCACGCGTTTAAATTACACTTGGCGCGACTGCAGCGGGTTGACGTCGTTCCCGACAATAAACACGGCTGGCGTTGAATGGCTTTTTGAAACATGGAACGGCTGCAGCGGGTTGACGTCGTTCCCGTCGCTAAATGTTTCGTCGGTTGAGATTGCGAATAATACTTGGCGAAACTGCAGCGGGTTGACGTCGTTCCCGGCCTTCGATTTCCAGAGTTTGACGACGCAATTCAGAATGCATACCGGCTTGTCTTCGTGCACTTCTATTCCGGCGCTGCAGTATGGTTCTATCACCGACGCGGGTTTTTTATTCAGTGGCTGGGCGGCTGCTACTAGCGTGTCTAGTGCAATCGATATGTCCGCTTTTACAAATGTTGAGCATTTATTCGACGGCTGCAGCGCGTTGACCAGTGTGCCCGCATTCGATTTAGACGCCGCGCTCAATTGTTCTTATTTATGCGTTAACTGTATCGCATTGACGAGTTTTGCTATCACTGATTTACCGGCCGCAACCAATATAGAAAACGCGTTTAATGGTTGCGCTGGGTTTATAGACTTTGGCGATTTGTCGGCGCTCAATTGTTTAGATTGGCAAGAATGCTTCCAGGATTGCGGTGACCTTGAAACAGTCGGGTTTATTGAAAGCGGCGCCGGTACCGATTTTGATCGGATATTTGAAGATTGTACCGTGCTCGAAACTATCGACGGTTTAGACACAACCGGGATAAGTTCGAATCAATCAAACATGTTTTTTAACTGCAGTTCGCTAACGTCGCCCGATTCGACCGACCAGGCTAATCTACAATCTTCGCCAGGTTTCGATTTCAATTAACGGTTAAGTATCACCAGGTGAGCTTTTTTGCAGCCGGTACCGGCACCAGGTGTGTGTAAAAAGTATCATTATTCGATACTTAAAAAGGCCGAGGCGCGGCGGCTGGTCGCCGATCCGCGCGGACCTGGCCGCGCCAGGGCTCGCTATCCGAGACTTTCAAAAATCATAAATGGCGAATAACTGCGAGGGTACTTTTTTGCGTTTTTTAAAAACGACAAAAAGTTAAGCCGATTAACTGCGGATTTAGAACAAAAAAAACCCGCCTCGGGGGCGGGTAAAAATATCGAGATTTTTCTATCGTCGGGGTTTCAAGTCGACGGAAAAGCCGCGCCTGTATTTTCTAATGACGCGCCCGCGATGAACGATTGTAAACGTGAAACCGTTTCGATAATACCAGGCGCCGCTTTTTACAATTGCCCATTCACAAGCCTCGATCAATTCCAGGAACTTAGCCGCCTGAGTTTTTTTGCGTTCACCAGTGCGGCGAATGTAAACGCTGTATTGACAGGCGTTCATTGCTCACTCTCGGGATCGTCATCGGTGTTTGATTGCGAATTTCTGGATAGTGCAAAAACCACATTGTTAAGACTGGACGTCTTTTCGTCCAGGTTGCCTATTTTATATTTGCTCCATTCTCTAAACGCGTCGGTGTCATCGGCTAAGTCTCTTATTTGGTCTTGCAGCTCTCGATTTTTCCTGTGCTGTCGCTCTTCGTTTTGCTCGGTTGCTTTGATAATTTCGGCATTTTTATTCGCTTGCCGGTTTTCGAAATCCGCGACGGTGCCGTCAATTGTTATTTGTTTAGTGTCGAAACCACTGATGACGTCGTTCATCCTTTCTTCAACGATATCAATAGAGCGCTCGATTTCGTCGCGGCTGGCTTTTATATGCGCTTTTAAATCAAGCTGCAAATTACAAACCCGATTGTTTAAATCGTCGACTAGAAGTTGCGCCTTTCCCGAGCGACTCGTTAACAGTTTAAGGGCGCTATCAACTCTCGATTCAACGCGATCCAGGTGCGCGCGAATGTTGTCCTCAAAAGAGCATTGCTCGGCCTCGGTTGCGCTGGGAATTTGTGAGAGTTTTAAAAGGCGGTATTGCCGATAAATTGCGCGAGTAAGCCCGGCGGCGCGGTCGCTTTCGAATTCGCCCGATAGCCATTGCTGGCCGCAATCAATGCAACCGTCAACTAATACGGGGACGTCAAAAAATTCGTTTTCCTCGCCGTACGGGGTCGACTGAATTTCGCCATGGCGGGTGGTGTTCGTGCTCTCGCAAAAAATGCATTTAGTTTCTGTCGTCATTGTCTTATACCTATAGGTGAAAAGGGCGATTGACCCTAGTAAGTGCGGCGGGGAAATCCAAAGGGCGCAAGCCGCGTAAAATGCGCCGATTGTTATAGCCGACCAAACGTAAAACGTTTTCGTGTCGTTCGATCTCTTTTCTAAAACGCTCGGCTGCGAGCAGCTCGGCGCGTGTCGTCTCTACCATTTTGGGATGACTCATTATCATTTGAGTCACCTACCTGCCGCGCGTTTAACCAGATTCCAGCCGCGCACGTGACCAGGCGACCGGCCGCGAAGGTGGTGGTTATCCTCGGGGTCAATGTCGTATAGCCTGCAAGCGTGGTAATGGTCATCGAGGCGCGCGTTAACCTCGGTTTGTTCACCGATCAAGCCGCCTATGAATTGCTGGCACAGTGCAACTACTTCGCTGCGCGTAACCAGGCGTTTAGATTCTTTTCGGTCGACCTGGTTAGCGATCAAACTGCGCTCGGCGTCGGTTAGTGTTATCGGGACGTTTGTTTTCATTGCCTCGATCCTCGCGGTTGCTTTGGTATCCGTCGACCGGTGGTTTCTTTAACGGTGATTGTCGAGACGCTTTGATATTCAAGCCAGGCGAAAAGGTCGCCGGAATCAACCAGCTCGACCAGCTCGGCGCGCGCTTCGTCTAAACTCGCCATCGGAAAAGTTTTCGCGACTTCGCCGTTACTGTCGTGAAGTGCGATTGTGGGCGCGCTGGGCGGCTTCTCAGCGGGTTTTAATATCTGGGTTACCGACGCCAGGGTTATAAACGTGCGGCCGCCGACGGCGACGCGGGCTAGTTTCCCCTGGCGAATTAGCCGATAGACGGTCGACCGACTTACCTGTAGTAAGTCGGTAACGCGTGGAATGGTTAAATAATCGTTTTTGTTTAACACTTTGTGAAACTCCATGCTAGTTGGTGGAACTGTGAATTCTAGTCGCATCTAGCAAAAAAATCTAGAAAATGGTTCTATTCGGCCTCAAAAGAGGGCTTTTTATGCATCCGTTCCAGTCACATTTTTTCCAATTCCCGAATATTTTGATTGACGAATTGGCAAAACACTTAACACCGACCGAGTTTTTACTACTCTCAATTATCATTCGAAAAACGCGCGGCTGGCACAGGGAAGCCGATAAAATATCCATTTCTCAATTTATGGAACTGTCCGGAATAAAGAGCAAGGCGACAATTTACAAAGCGCTAGAGCGACTAACTCGACGCGATGTCGGGTTAGTTAATGCGAAACGCGAGCTAGGCAAAATCAATAATTATTCGCTCGGTTGGGTGTTTACTGACCCGGTTGATAATGGGACCAGTATAAAAAAATGTACTAGTGAACTAGTAGCAAAAATTGTGACTGGTCTAGTATCAGATTTTTATACCGGTCCGCGTCAAACCAGTATAAAAAATTGCTACTCTACAAAAGACATAAATAAAAAAGAAAGCACGATAAGGCCACTTTTCGAAATAAACTGCGGCAGTGGTCTAGCCGAGAATCACGCCGAGCTGAAACGCTGGGGTCGATTAGTCGGCCTCAAACCAGAGCCGACCGAATGCGCGCTTGATTACCGCGTGCGGCTATCTCTCGAAATATCAAAACAAAGGTTTGACAATGAAAAACCAGCGCGCGAAGAAAACCCAGCCGCCCAAACTTTGTAAGGCTAATTCCTGCCCTTTGCCGATTGCTTTCGTTACCGATTGGGAGGTTAACCAGGATGACAAGCGAATTAGAAAGCCGAAATATGGCGTTTGTGAATATCATCGAGTTAGTCCGTTCGAGGAATGGACCAGGGTGACACGTGCGATTTTAATGAATCTCGACGCGGTTTTAGCGGTTAAGCATATTCATCGTATTCGCGATATTATCTACAAGCCGAAACGAGACGAGCTGATAACCGATTGGCTAACACGTTGCGAAGGTGATTTGCGCCGCACGATATTAGATCGCGGCGACGCTCAATCGGCGGATCAGAACTTTTTAAAACTACTGCGCGACCTGGGGCAAACATGACTGCGAAAATTAACGTCAAGTCTGATATTAAAAAATCGATCCGTTTCCTAAATAAAATGCAACGTCGACAAATACCGTTTGCGACAAGCGTCGCGCTGAATAAAACCGCCGATGCGATAAAGCGCGACGAGCAAAGGCAGATGCGGCGCGATTTGGATAATCCGACGCCGAGCGTCATTAAATCGATTCGGGTAAAGCGCAGTTCAAAGCGCGCGCTCGACGCGGCCGTTTTTATATTACCTGCTATTGACAGGTTTATGCGCTACCAGGTGGAGGGCGGTAACAGGCGCCCGCGAGGTAAAGCCGAGGCTGTACCGGTTCGGGCGCGTTTAAATCAATACGGAAATGTACCAGGGCGCCGCCAAGGTAAGATTAATAAATTGATCGCTAAACAAAACGTTTTCGTCGGCGTCGTTCGCGGTGTCGCGGGCGTATGGCAGCGCGGCAAAGGTCGAACAGCTCGAACGCGTTTAACGCTGTTATTCGCGTTCGAGCGGAGTGTTGACTACCAGCCGCGCTTTAAGTTTTATAAACACGCCGCGCGAGCACTAGCGCGGACCTGGCCGCGCGCGTTTAACGTGGCATTAAATCGGGCCTTAAGGTCCGCGCGATAGAGGAAAGGCGTAGTATGGAAAAGGTAAAAGACGATTATTTTAAACGCGGTATTGGCGCGACGCTCGATCTTTACAGCGCGTATAAGGCGGCGACTGCTGAGATTGTTCGGCTTAAGGCGCAGATTGCCGAGCAGTCTAAATCGATTGAGGTACCAGAAAAAAATGACAAAGACTGATTACGATACGGCGACCGAGCTGCAGAAAGAGTTAAAGCAATTGCGACAAGCGCGGCAATATTTCGAGGCGGATTTAGGCGATAAGAAACAGCGCGACATCGAGGACAGCGAAACCGATTACCTTGCATTCATCCAGCAAACAGAAAGCACGATAGCGGGTATTGATAAGAAAATAGCCGAGTGCGAAACGGCTTTCGCTAACCTATGATGCGGTCAAGCGCGTCGCGGCGGTACGCCAAATACATAGGACTAAACAAACCAAAGTCATGCGAGGAATGCGGCCGACAAATCGCGATCGGTTTAACGTCGCACTCGGGCACGCGCCCGCAATACTATTGTTCGGATTGGTGGTGCACCAGGCGCCGCCGGTGGCGGCAGTTTGCGCGGCGCCTGGTCGCGCGAGTAAAAAAGGTACTCCCTTGGCTTTGAAACTGTGGGCAATTCCCAG